GCCACCTTATTAACTTCAACAATCTGTTCAAAGAAATTGTTAAGCGTTATTTTCTTTTGTGGTTGTTCTTCATCCATGCTTCTGGACGCCTTCCTGTTGTTGTCTCTTTAGGTTTTCATTCTCAATATAATCTCTAAGAAGAGCTAAGTAAATGTCTCTCTCCCAAGGCATCATATTCTCAAGTTCCGTCAAGCTATATTTATGGTATTGCATGAGAGCAAAATTGATTCGATAATACGATTCAAGATCCTCTCTTGCAATACTTAGCCGAAAAAATCAGCAAGACCCTCCAAAACGACACTACTTTTTTTCTTTGTGTTTGGATTCGTTACCTCAACTGTGTGAGATAATTTAGGCATGGTTGCAAAAAATTTCTCAACTTCCTTATATTGTTTTGAATTTAATTGTTCAATAAACTGAACTCTTTCATCTGATGTATAATCTTTAGCTTCCCAAGCATCCTCTTGTGTATAGATTGTATCAATACACTCTGATATAATTTTAAAAGTTTTATTTACATTTTCTTTTGGATCTTCATTCACATCAAAATTAGTTTCAATGAATTGATTGATAGATGGATACTTCATACGAAGAGTCATTTTATCATCAAGAACAATGTCAGTTTTATGTTCTTTTGACTTCGATATTTTTATTTCATCAACATATACTGTGATAGGAACCTCTGTTTCTCCATCATCAGGACATGTGACTATCACCTTAATTGCTTCGCCGATTGACTTAGCACGAATATTTAAAAAGATATATTCAATATCAAAAGTTGGAAGACTATCTACATCTACACCTTTAGTTAAAATGCATTGTTTTAAGACATCCTTTACTGCACTCGTAATCTCAGATTGACTCTTTGATTCTAACGCAATAATCAAAACTTTTTCTTCTTTAACTAAGAATGGTCTGTATTTAATTTTTTTATTTGATGATGGTAATTTCAACTCATACGTTGGAGTTGCAACGGTGGGTAACGGCATGATGTTTTAATTCAGTGTTTTATTTATGAGGTTATCCGATGACTGTTTCTACGAAACCTCCAGATTGTATTGTTCTGGCTTCGTCGTAACTAAGACCACTATCATCCGCTATAGCTCTTATTTCGTTTCTCCTATTAATCATATCAGTGTTGGCAACAGCTTGTTGTATTTCATTACTTTGACTAAATTTGGTGAAAAATCTATCATATGCTAATTGAATTGTGCATCTTAGAATAGATGATTGTCCATAAGATATTCTCATTGATTGAAGATTTTGTGGCCAGGCATTTATAAACTCATAATGTGAGACTTTTGTGGTTGATCTTGAATTACCACCAAAATCACTACCTTTTAAAAAGGTATCTCTTTCAAATTTAGAAACATGAAGTCTCTCTTTATAAGTTTCTGGATAATTCAATCTACCGTAAGCGTTTAATTTTTTTGTGCTTGATAGAGGATTTATATATGTCATCCAACTCTCTAAAATTTCTAAAATAAGATGATCAGCATCAACATAAAAAGTTAAATTTAAAGGTGGAAACTGTCTTAAAGTTGGAAAAATCTCTTGAATACCTTGATGATGTCCAACAGCTTGAGTTGTTAGATATGAAGTGCCTGGAATTTCAGCTTGAGTGCATAATAAAGACATTTTTTGTTGAAATCCAGCTCCAGCAGCTCTTTTAGCACCAGAATTTACATTTGGTGCATTTTGTTTAAACCATTGATCAAAATTACCAAAACTAAATGAAACTTGATAAAAAGTATCAAGAGATACACGAGACACAGGATCCCGAATATCAAGCATATTCTTTGGTTGTAATTCTGACTCTTTTGGAAATGACACGATAAATAAACTAGGGTTATAATACTATGTATGAGTTATAAAGGAATATATAGACCTTCTTATCCTAAAAAATATAAAGGTGATCAACGTAATATTATTTATAGGTCTTTGTGGGAAAGAAAATTTATGAATTACTGTGATTTGAATGAGAATATTCTTGAATGGGCGTCGGAAGAGTTCTGGATACCCTATCACGATCCAACCACCAATCGTGTTCGTAGATATTTTCCCGATTTTTTTATTAAATATAAAGATAAGGATGGTAATATTCGTAGATCAGTAATTGAAGTAAAACCGATGAGAGAGACACTCGAACCAAAGGCGACAAAAGGTAAATCAAGAAAAACACTTATAAATGAATCAGTTACATATGCCAAGAATCAAGCAAAATGGAAAGCAGCAAGAGAGTTCTGTGCAGATCGTAAATTAGAGTTCAAGATTATGACTGAAAAAGAATTAGGAATCCGATGAGTATTTTAAAGAGAATATTAGATAAGGTTAGTGGACAAGTCAATGAGGATTTCTTTCGTCAACAACTAATACAAGAACTTGGATCTACAAACTTTGATGATGACGCTGCGGATACAGGTGGATTTGCACCTGGCCAATTATATTTTTTTACATATCAAGCACAAACAAAACAACCATATTATGACATGTATCCTCTTTCATACATAATTGAAATGAGAACAGGTGGATTTTTAGGTTGTAATCTACATTATTTACGTCTGAATCAAAGAGAAGAATTAGCATTGAGCTTACTAAATAACTCTGCTCAAGGTGCTGTTGCAGTTCCTCCTCGAACTTTACATAAATATCTTTATGCTGGTGTTAGAGGTCAACCATATCGTATTTCAGAATCAGAGTGGACAGACGTAGCACAATTACCAACCGAGAAATTTGTTGATATGAGAGGAATCAGTGTTCCAAGAAGTCGTATTTACAACAAAAACTAATGTCAAAGAGTCGAAAATTTGCAGTTCCAGGCACAACATTTGGATCAAAATACGTTTTTTCTTTCAATGATGACGGTGAAATAGAAGGTGTCAAAAAACAAAGTCAACTAGGAAGGCCTTTGTTGTCTGTAGATCCTGATAGCTCAGAATTTGAAAAAGTAACAAGTTCCTCTCAAGCATTGGAGGCGTATAATGTTAATAATTTTAAGGGAAGAAAAGATCTTTATAAAACATCAACCGATGATATAAAAATGGCATCAAATGAACAGAAGGATAACAAACATGCTACAGAAGAGAAAAAAGAAGCTAACGAGGACAAAGATATAGATGATACAAGTGATAATATTGGTGCAGTAGTTGCTGCGACTGCGACTGCAACCGCAAAGAGAGCAGAAACTTTAAGATATCCATACGATATTGATACCAATCAAGATTATTTAAAAATAACGCAGTTTCAATATGCAAGACCTGACACTCTCACTAATACAGGAGTTCAAGCGAGTAGACCAGCTTCATTGCCTGGGCCAGTAATAGATGGATATCGTGAGGCTGACACTGTAAAAGGAAAACCTTTTGGACAATACACAGGTGGTGTGCTTCTACCAATGCCTAAGGTAAGTGATTCAAATGGTGCAGAGTGGGGAAAGAGTGATTTAAACGTATTTGGTTTAGGTTTTACGTCAATAGCTGGTGGATTAATGGACGCTGCAACTGGAAAAGATACTGCTTTTGATAGACTTCAAGAAAGTCTCTTAAAAGGCGCAGATACTGATAAAGAAAATGTTGCACAGGGTAATTTACTTAGACAAAATATTTTTGCAAATCAAGATGCTGGTATAAACAACGTACAAGGTATAGGACAAGCTGGTTTAGCAATCGGAGCTCAGGAACTTTCAAAATTTGCTGGAGTTAACTTATCAGCAGATGAAGTTTTAGCAAGAGTAAGCGGAAAAATTTTAAATCCAAATGCAGAACTTTTATTTCAAGGGCCTGTATTAAGAGATTTTGGATTTAAATTCTTAATGATAGCAAGAAGTCAAAAAGAAGCTGAAGAAATTAGAAAAATAATTAGATTTTTCAAAATAGGTGCTGCACCAGTTTATTCAGATGGCCCTGCGTTACTAGGAACTCCAAATATATTCCAACTTGAATATAAAGCTGGAAAGAAAAATCTAGACACCGTAAATAAATTTAATGAAATGGCATTAAGAACAATTACAGTTGATTACGCTCCTGATGGATTTTGGTCTGCATATCAAGATTCACATCCTGTGGCAGTGGTCATGAGTTTACAATTTAGTGAATTAAGACCTCTATATAGAAGAGATCATGAAAGTGCAGCGGGAGTTGGTTACTAATGACATACTCATCTTCGGGAAGAAGTCCTAAAAATACTTACTTCAGACAATTACCAAACTTAGATTATCCGTCGCTTGCAAATGATCGTACATCTGCTTATGACTATAATCAAGTTAAAAATATCTTCAAACGAGCTGTATTGCGTGAAGATGTCATAAACTCATATTTTCAATTTAATCAATATTTAATTGAAGGTGATGATCGACCAGATAGCGTGGCGAGCAAAGTATATGGGGATGCTAATTTAGATTGGGTTGTTCTCACAACAAATAACGTCATTAACGTTAGAGATGAATGGCCAATGTCTCAGAATGACCTACAGAATTATCTGACAAACAAATATACAACAGCAGAGTTGTCATATGTGCATCATTATGAAACTTTAAAGATAATTGATGCAGATGAAAAATTAATTCAACCAAAAGGAATTACAGTAGAAGAGGGTCACTCAATTACCTTCGTTGATCGTGGTGTTTCAAGAACAGAATCTAAAATTGAAGCGATTACTTATCTTCAATATGAAATTAATTTAAATGATAAAAAAAGAGAGATTAATGTTTTGCAACCACGATATGTAGAGTTATATTTAAGAGATATGGCAGATATAATGTCTTATAAACCGTCAAACCAATTTATTAGTAAAAATCTTAAAAAAACAGAGAATCCAAGACTTATTTCACCATAAAAAAAGAGGTCACTTTGAGCGACCTCTGGCGTAAAAAATGGCCCGAAATTTTTTTCGGGGTATTTTCTAATT